CCGTAGGGCCAGCTTTTGCGGCATGTTGTCGCATCGCAGTGAAGAGGAGCTTGTAATGTCATTGCCAACTGATGTGCTTTATGAACAGGCACAAGAAGTAGCAAACCATCTGGACCGAAGGAAGGTCAAACTTCCGACGGGCAGTAGCCTAGCCGACTACTGCAGAGGGAGAACCAGGTATTTCACCCGAGGGGGTGAATACTATCATCAACAATGGGATGATGGTGCCCTGGTTCAATCCTTTTCTACAGCCCCTAACGACACTTCCCAAGAGACATTGGATATGACTCTGGGTAAGGACAGTCAAGGGTTGTGGATAGGAGGCCCTTTCGCCTCTCATACGATCGAGAGGACGAGAAGGTTCACTTCCGGATGGAACGCTCGTTCGGTGGAATACCCAGAGTTTCTCTGGCCACCGGCAAAGAGCGAATTTTACAAGCGGTTAATACCTCCTCTTTTGTTTGCACCCCCGTCTAAGAGTGGTTGGTTCTTCAAACCACAGTCCGTCGCTAGCGCACATCCTGTATGGATACAAAATGCGCGAAACGCGGCTCTTGGACGCTTACAGGCCGCACGAAATCGTGCTAAGCCTGATTCGACGTATGCCGACTTTGCTGTAAGCATTGCCGAATTACGTGAGGTGTCACAACTGGTCCGTTCACGAGCTTCATCACTCATGAGCGCTTTTGGATCCGGCTACTTGGCTTACGCCTTTGGCTGGACACCCATCATTTCCGACCTTCTTAAGCTGACGAATATGGCAGCTGCAACCAAGAAACGTATTGCTTGGTTGCGTAAGAATGAAGGAAAACCAGTTAAACTGAAGAGGTCCCTCTACAACTTTAGCTCCGACTTGGGTGAACTTTATTCTATCACCCGTGGCACTCCGTACCCCTTCAACACCATTGAAATCGCCGAAGGCGACCATCCGGTGTATGGGGTTATGAGTTGCAAGGCAGATTACCATAACGTGATTCGTTATACTCTCCCTAAAGATGCAGACTCCCTTGGCTGGGACGATGAGGCGTTTCAATACCTCATCGGTTTGCGGCCAGGCCTTGACCTAATCTGGGATATAACTCCCTGGACGTGGTTAGTGGACTGGTTCACGAACGTAGGCGACTTTATAGAGGCCGAGTTTAGCCCCGACTTAGTGGCAACCGAAATCCATGATGAATGGATTACGATCACTTGCGAGGTTACTTCTTGGGCTAATCTACCGACAGTCGCGGGGGGTTTGTCAAACTATACTGCACACACAAGTGCGTACACCGAACGTAAGGATACGTTCAAGTATAGAATGATACCTCCCGACGCTGCGCCATTAACGCTGTTAGACATAGTACCGTTTAACAGCAAACAGCAAGCAATCTTGGCCGCCTTGGCGGCTTCTCGTCAGAGAAGCTTATAGGGCGACCAGGAAACAACCGAAAGGAATAGCAGTATGTCTACTGCCACCTCATCTACCGTTCAGATCACTCTGAGCGGCATCGGCGCCACGGACTTTACTAAGACCGAGGTTGACAAGGGCTCCATTACGCGGACTTCCGATAATGGACTTCATGTCTTGCAGCATATCAATCAGACCACTAAATCAGGACGTCGACGGTGCGTTGTACGCATGCAGTCGACTGATCCCACAGATGCAGAAGTAACTGCTACCTGTACCCTGACCATGGATTTCCCCAAAGGCGAATCTGCCTACGGAGTTGTCCCTGCAAGGGCGATCGTGGACTTCCTCCAGGCTAACACCTGGGCGGAGATTGACCTAGCTGCCGCCGGCCACAACCTTGGCTAGTACTTGTACTAGCTAAGGTGGCCTTGGCCATGTGGGTATGAGGACATAGACCATGCTGGATTCCACCTTTTAACTAGAAGGAGAATCCTTAAATGGAGCATGTCTTGCTAACCCTGTTCAAGTCCTTGTCAATGGACTTGATCGATTGTGCTCGGAATACCGAGTCGGATCGTTGCGAATTAATACGTGATCATAAACGAGATCACGCATATTTGCGACGCCGCTTCCAGAAGGAAGGGGATTCCCTGGTTACCAGGGCCCTTCCTGCTTATGCCAAGCATGTTACCGCTTGTCTAGAAGCAGGATCCTACGCACCTCTCGTGGGTTATGCCCACGGAAGCGACAATCTCCCAAGATTTCTACATGGGTGGATTGTTAGGATCTTCCAACGAGGAACGGGGCACGTGCTGGAGGACGCCTGTCCTTTCGCGATACGAGCAATTAGGCAGCTAGCCTTTTTCGCAAGTAAAGCTAAGGCGTTACCGGATACCCATATTTGCCGTAAAGCATTTAAGGAGTATGCGGATGACGATGCGTCCATATCCCAAGGTAGTATTTGGAGTAAAAGTATATCCACTTTCGGATATACTGCCGAGACGAGTGATCAACATTTTAGTGTTGCTCGCTATTTCGGCACTCTTGGCAACCTTGGGCGGCTGTTCGTCCAGTGCGGACGGGCAGTCGGAGCCGAGTTGGACCGATGGGACAGTGATAATCAAACCACTGTCCGATTTTGTGAACAACTCGACTCACCAAAGCACGGACCTGGAGCTGTTGCGGAGCGTCTTGACGATGATGGAAAATGGAGGTATGTCACCTCTAATAGCCTACATCGTCTTGACAGTGCTTTCGATACTTTTTGGGTTGTTGACCCTGAAGTCTTCGGGTGCACTCAAGCAGCAGCTGATCAGACTCCTCAGTCTGATCCTCCCGCACGCCTTATCGCTGTTCCAAAAACTGCGGCAACCCCGAGGTTGATAGCCTCGGAGCCTTGTGCCAATCAATTCTGGCAACAATCCCTTATGAAATTCATGAAGGGACAGTTTGACCGAACCTGGGTTGGTAGATCTATCGATCTATCTAACCAGGAGAAGTCACAACGTAGGGCATTGCAGGGATCCACAGACCGGAAATTAGGGACGATCGACTTGTCGAAAGCCTCTGATTCCGTCACACTTGACCATCTTGGTGCCTTATTCCAAGATGACTCTATCCTACTGCATAAGATTCTTTCTTGTAGGACGGAGACTATCGATGTTCCCGAAATAGGAGTAATCCGACTTCGGAAATTTGCATCGATGGGTTCAGCGGTGTGTTTCCCAGTTGAGTCAGCTGTTTTCTTGGCCGCGGTTGCGGCTTCGATTATTAGCCAGCTCAATCAGCGCTTCACTCTGAAGCGTCTGAAGGAAGTCTGCCGAGATGTTACTGTGTACGGGGACGATATCATTGCCCCAACACAGTTTATACCGGGCATCATGCGCGACCTTAGCAGCTTGGGATTCGTCCCAAACGAAGATAAGTCCTTCTACAGGTCTTATTTCCGTGAAAGCTGCGGACTTGAAGCCTTCAAAGGTGTAGAGGTGAAACCAATATACCTCAGAAGGGACTTCTGGACGCGCAGAACGCTGACAGACGAGGACATCGTTAGCATTGTTAGCACTAGCCGACAAGCTTTCGAGCGTGGTCTTTGGAGAACGGCCGAATTGTTGCTTGAGCGCGTAGAAAACGCTCTTGCGACGAAACTGCCCTACTCCGAGGATCCACAACCTTATCTGTCGCATAACATCATATGGAGACATACGCGAGTGGTATTCTGGAGAGATCCAGATACCCACGATCTGAAGGTAAGGGGTATCTATCCCAAACCCAAGAACGCCGAGTCTACACTTGACGGTTATGCTCGACTTATGCGCTACCTTATCACGGTAGACGGCCGTAGCGAATTGCTTCCTATGGAAGTAACCGACCA